AAGAGAGAGGTCTGCATTCCATACTTCCTGGACCACTGAGAGGTCCTGGCTGGAGAGTTGTGCTTTTATGGTGCGGCTAAAAGGATTCGAACCTTCACGGGATACTATCCCACTACCACCTCAAGGGATTGGCAGTGCTTAATAGTCTCGTAGTTCTGCCCTTATTCTCTGCAGTGCCTGATGCTGCTTTCTGAGCTCCACAGCAACCTGCCCTACCCTGTTATTGTCTATTGCCCAGACCTGAATTTCCTCGATGCAAGTCTTCAAGTTGTCCACCTGCGTCTGCAGGTAGTGCTCTGACATGTCTTCAACTTTTTCCATATTTTTTGGCCCCTTTGAGAAAAAAAACTGGCGTATTTTAAATAATTTTTATATATAAGAAAAAATCCAGTAAATCATGCGTAGGGCAGCCAATGTCCCACCCCTTAAATAAGAATACAACCATGCAAACTGTGACTATTTCTGCGCCTTCTTATTCTTCGCTTTGCCAGATGGCAGAGGTTCAGGGAACAGACCCTCAGACACTTCTAGTTGACCTTGTGCAGACCTCTTTTGATGCTCTTGAGCAACCAGAAACTCCACCACCTTTGTCTTTGACAAGCGACTAGCAGCACTGAGGGCAGCAAGTTGCTCTGCCACCTGGGAGGTGACTTGAAAACTTACTGACTGTCTGTCTTTGCTGCGCTGGTTTGCCATACCGGTCCCTACCTTATGCAAATAAAAACAAATAATTGCAAATTTTATTTGACGATTGGGTGTAATGACACCTAATGTATATGCATTAACATTAATGACTACTGTGCAAATTAAAAAATACGTGGGAGTGCCACTTGAGGCACCGCTTCAGCGAAAGCTGGAGCGACTTAGGAAAAAAGAAAACCGCAGCAGGGCAGACATGCTCAGGCAATTAATTAGGAGGGCAAAATGATACTCGGGATAATACTTTTCACACTATTGGCTGCTTGTGCAGTCAGTCCGTTTTTCGCATCAGACCCAGACTGCAAAGAGGCATGTGCCTCTCTCACTAAGTCTCACCGAAAGTAATTCACACGGGCTGCCAGTCACCTCTGGGTCAAGAACTCCACAGACTGCAGCCCAACTTCTCTCATGAGGCTGGATGTATTTATTAATAGTGGTTTCAAGAAACTAAGCCACCCATATGTCCAGACCTGGTTTGAGAAGGAGGAAGAAATGATTGAGACAATTGTGCCAGAGGACTGGGAGGAGCTATGGGCTCAGGCAGTCATGAAGGAAGACACCATCAATGAGCACATACAGAGAGCAGAGGACAGGATTACGAGGACTCTGGAAATGTTAAAGGCAGCAAAGAAATGAATTCCAAGGATAAAGGCAAGACAGGTGAGAGAGAGCTCAAGGCTATTTTAGAGCACCTGCTCAGAGTGGAAGTTCACAGGACTGGTCACCTCCAGGGTAGTGGCGGCCACGTGGTGGCAGATGTGACCATTCCCTCACTTCCTCTCTACATAGAGTGCAAGCGATGCCAAAAGGTTTCTATGCCCAAATGGATGGAGAAAGCACAGGAAGACTGCCCAAGGAATAAAATGCCAATAGTAGCCTGGAGGCAGAACCACAAGGAGTGGAACGTCAATATGACTTTGGAGCACTTTGTATTGCTCATGAATTTAACGGACAGAGATTCGTTAATAGCACAACTAGAAAACAACCAATAAACATATGCAATTAGTCGAAGAAAAGAAGAAGCAAAAAGCAATAGCACCTGAAGGACCAGCACAGTCAGCAATCTGTATCAGTGTAGTCGAGCTGGGCAGTCAGATGGACTACAAGTATGACAACGAAAGGAGGATTTGTGTGTTCAATGTGGGATTTGAATTACCAGATTCACGTTTTGAATATGATGGGTCAATGGTGCCTTTGACTGTCTACCGCAAGATGTGGATAAACATGGACCCATATTCTATGGGCAAGTCTGTAAAACGGTATATAGGCAAATGGGTCACAGACTATGACCGGTTGGCGAAAGAAGGCAAAACACTTCAGCAGGTGCTACTGGGCAGGCCTGCTCTGGTCACAGTAGCACACAAGGAGGGACCACAAGGAGTCAGTGCCAGGGTAGAAGACATTAGTGCTTGCCCTGCTAAACTGGCAGCCACCCTCCCAGACGCTCACAATGAGCCTTGGAGCTATGACCCAGCAGACCCAGACACCAACTGGGACAGGTTGCCACCCTGGCAGCAGGAAGAGGTCAGGAACAGCATTGAGTTCAAGGAAGGAGGCACACCAGATGAGACTGATGACGCCAACATGTGACATGTTTGATTCCGACAAGGAGGGTCCTTTTTATAACATGCCTGAGCAGGAATACAGACAAGAAAGAGCACTGAGCACATCTGAGCTCAAGCTCATGAAAAACCCGTCTGAATTCTACAAGCAAGTGACGGGCAGACTGAAAAGAGAGAGTACACCATCCATGGAACTTGGAACCATGTTCCACTCCTACATCCTCGAGCCATACAGATTCAATGAGACCTATGCAGTCTGCCCAGATGAGTGCTCTGATGGGAGGACAAAGGAGGGCAGAGCATGGAGAGACAAGGTCAAGGAGCTGGGGCAAAAGCCTATTTCTGAGGCACAGCAAAGACAGCTCAATAACATGAAGGAGTCCATCCAACAGGAGGAGGCATGGAAGTTCCTAGGGGATGAGTCAGTGACTGAGCTTTCTGTGTTCTCTCAGGATGCGTGGCCTTATCCCAGCAAGTGCAGGGTGGACTGCTACCACCCAGACTCTCAGACAGTGGTAGACATCAAGACCTGTGCACCTGGTAAAGCCTCAAAGCGTGGCTTTTTCTACTCTGTCAGGGATTACCAGTATGCCCTGCAGCAGTGGAATTACACTCACCTGATGCGTGAACAGGGTCTGCCTGTGAAAAGGTGGATATGGTTATTCGTTGAAACGGGTGGCTACTACACTGCAGCAAGCTGGATGCTCTCAAAAGAGTCTATGGTCAGAGCAGGTCAAACGGTCCATGAATACATGACCAAGTTGACTTACTGCCTCGATGAGGACCATTGGCCCAGCTACACAAGTGAGGGAATCCAGACAGTCGATGTTTTTTGAAAATTCTCTCCGATAAAGGGAAAAAGACCCTACCAGGACTATTGCAGGAGGTATTGCAGCAGTTTGAGGTAACAGACGTCCTAGTAGGGTCACTCTCCGATTACCCAAAAGACATAGTCCCAATGAGCCATCCCACTGATGACACGCACCATTATTTGCAACACGCAAAGGAAAGGCTTGCAGGTAAACCCAGCACAGGAGAACTCAAGGCACTACTCGAGGGAGTTAGGCACTCAGGTGACCAGGGACTCATTGAGAACATCAAAGGGAGACTCAGATGAAAGTGTGCGGACTGTGTGGAAAGAGAAAACACCGCAAGAGCTACCACAAGCGAACCATCAGCAAAGACGGTCTGCAGGCATTCTGCAAACATTGCAGAGCACAGGACAACTACGGCAAACATGGAACCGTTTAGCATATTTATTTTAGGCTGCATCTTTGGTGCATGCATGGGCATAGCAGGAGCACTGCTCCTTGACCAATGCAGCAGATAATCACCCTGCCTCAAAACAAAACTCTGAGATATGTGAGGCAGATATGAATTGCACAGATGACCTGTGCAGGTGAACGGGGCTCGAGGAGAGCCCCACAATTTAAAGGAACATTATGGAAAAAAATGAACTTCAGGAACTGCTGGAGGGAGACCCAGCACCAATGGCAACAACCAGGGCATTCAGCATGGAGGAATTTAAGCGCAGGGTAGACCTGTATTGCGAGCGAAAGGGGTTGAACAATACAGGAAGAAACTGGAATGACACCCTGAGCTCGTTGAAGAACAGAGACGAAAAATAAATGGGGCAAGAGGGGAAAAAAAGACCGCCACTACTGGTGCCAGATTGGCTCTATACCAATGGGTTCACCAGGCTGCAGAGAGACGTTCTTTGCTTTGTAGCGATGCGTGGCAAATGCTTTCAGAACAAGGCAACCATGGCACAGCTACTGGGCTGCAATAGGGCTGCCTTGAGGGAAGCACTGAAAGAATTAGTGGTCTTTGAGTGGCTTAAGCACAGCAAGAAAGACAGGTCGGATTGCTACCAGGTCAACAGTGAAGGAAAGCCAATTATCCGAGTCAAGAAGGATGCCAACAAGAGAAAACACTCACCCTCTGGAGCATTTGAGAAAGCCCCAAATGGGGCTCTCGTGAAAGCCCCAAATGGGGCTCTCGTGAAAGCCCCAAATGGGGCTACTAACTATGATTATATTAACTGTGAAGATATTAACTATGAAGCAAAAGCCAGAGAAGAAATGCTGCTGTATAGAAGGAAGCTATGAGGAGAAGGTAAAGCACCTCATCAAGGTGGCAAAGAGGATACTGTGCTACCTACCCAAAGCATATGACGCACCTGGTCCTCATGGTGAGCTCAGTGCAGCAATTTATGAGGTGGAGCATGAGTGACCTGCACGCAATACCTCAAGACGATATGGCAGAACAGGGTTTTCTGGGTGCTGTTCTCCTTGGAGCAATGGATGATGCTATCAAGGCACGTGTATCTGAGCAGTCATTCAATGACCTGAGATGCCAGAAAGTGTGGAAGGCATGCCTTGAACTGACAGAGAAAGGTCTGGAGGTCAATCCACTTAATGTAGCAAGCCACGCAGGCAAAGACCTGTTGTTCTTCATCAATGACCTACCAGAGAAAGCACCTACCGCAAGCAATCTCCCTCACTGGACACCCAGACTCAAAGCCATGGAAGCACGCAGGAAGGCTTTTCACATGAGTTATGGAGTCTTAGGCATGGTGAGCTCAGATGCACCCACAGAGGACATTCTGGAGCGATTGGAGAAGGACTACTTTAAGCTGAGTAATGAGCGCACCAATGTTCAAAGCGACCAGGACCACTGGGATGATTATGAGATAGACCTGCTCACTGCTTATCCTAATGGGAAAGGTAACCTGGGACAACGCACAGGATACCACTCTCTGGACCGCATCATCAGAGGATACAGACCAGCAAGTGTCAACGTCATAGGAGCTCGACCAGGTCAGGGTAAGACAGCATTGGCACTCCAATTGGCCTATGCCTTCGCAAAACAAGGAAAGCCTGTGTGCTTCTTTAGCTATGAGATGCCATTCTCACAGCTTGCAGACAGACTCCTGGCAATTCATCTAGGGATAGACATGACCTATCTTCATGAGACTGGCAAAGGAGATTGGAAAGCAGTAGCAGAAGCAGTGAAGTTTCTAAGGACTTTACCCATCTACGTGGAAGACAAAGCAGATTGTGGAGTCTCTGAACTCAGAAGCACTGCCAGACGCTACCAAAAGGACAAAGGAGTCAACCTATTCTTCATTGACTACCTACAACTCATACCACCACGCAAAGGACGCAGAGAGAGCAACAGGACCACAGAGGTCTCTGAGCTATCCAGGGAGATTAAACTACTGGGTCAAGAGACCAAGGCAGCCATATTCCTGCTCTCACAGCTTAATAGGGAAGTGGAGCACAGAGAGGGAGGCAAGCCACGCATGAGCGACCTGAGAGAGTCTGGAGCGGTAGAGCAGGATGCAGACACCGTGACCTTACTTTATGACCCTCCAAAGGAAGAGGGAGAGACCAATGACCACCTTGGTGTGATGGTCAGCAAGAACAGACATCACGGCAAAGGCAGCACAGTCCTCAGATGGGACAAATCTTGCAACAGATTCTTTGAATTAACAGCAACAGGGATGACAGACGAATTATGACAAAGGACCAGACAAAACAGATGGAGGCATCACTGGAAAGATTTCAGGAGATGGGGGCAACCAAATACAAGGCAGGTCAAAAGGAGCATGGTGGTAACCTATGGCAAAAACCTGGTATGCTGGACAACATGGAGGAGGAGGTGGTGGACATGTGGCACTACATCCAGGCTCTCAGGGTGCAGGTAGAGGAGCAACAGGAGAGGCAAAACCAAGAGCAAGATGCTGTGACCAAGTTCCTGGAGCAATGCAACACGGTTGGCATACGCAATCCATACACATTCATCCTCTCAAAGCAGTGGAAGGTTTACCACTACCTCAAAGGGGCATTCCCTCGAGGGATATTGCCCACAGATTGTGATGGTGAGGTAGAAATCAATGGCAGGTTCCTGCGCTTTGAACACAAGCATGACCATGCCATCAGGCGAATGGATAAAGAATGGGCTACACCAACAGGTCAGACACGCTCACAATGGAAGCAAGTCAAAGCCAATGCTGCTCAGGTAGTCTTTGTGGGTGAATCAGAGAAGCATGAGGTCTCATGTCTCAGGATATGGAGCAATAGAGCTGGAGAGGTAGAGGAAACATGGATACCAGACGCTGATATGGATGCACTGAGAAGGGTGTGCAGGGACTGGGCTAAGTCAGTTGACCCATCATTCAAGCCTAAAGAGTGATAAGAGAACCGTATACATTGCCACCTCAAGAGGAGGAGGAACCAGACTGCTCTGAGCTATTTGCACCAGTGCTCAGGGATTTTGCTATATACCTTCAGGTCGATGATGTGCGTTCACTGATGATGCGAGCAGCAGCAATTCAGGTGGCAACAGGGACAATGACACCTATCCAGGCATCAAGACACTATGGAGTGAGAAGAGACAACATATACAGGAACATAAAGCTGTTGTGCAAAAGACTTGGACTAACATATCAGGCAGGGAGGATGAAATGACACCTACCCAGCCCACCCCCTGCAAGGAATCTATTAGGGTCCATTTCAACGCAGGGTTCCGCTCACCATTGCGACGTTTAAGCGTAATTATTGCAACAGACTCGATATGAGAGACTTACACAAGCCAAGAGAATAAACACAAGATAAGCACTCATGTTCTGTCAAGGACTTTAATTGTTTAATTTTAAGCACTTACAAAAACCAACCAACAACAATAAGTCAGAAAACACATGCCAGTTAAAAAGAAAAGAAAAGCAAGTGAGACCTGGAGCACTTCACAGGTTGCAGAGCAACTCCAAATCAGCACAGCTCAAGCCAGGAATCTGCTTGGCATGGTGCCAGTGGCAAAGCGGACACCAAGAGGAGACAAGTTCTATAAGATTGAAGATGTAAAGGAATCACTGGCAAGGACCAAGCAGATGGGTCAGACAGGCAACCACGCCAACGAAGGCACAAAGGAGTGGTATGAGGTAGAGAAGCTCAAGAGACAGGTGGACAAGCTCGACCATGAGCTGGACACAGTGAAGGAGAAAGTCATTCCTGTGGATGAGGTAAAGGCTGAAATCATGAAGTTGGCAATTGAATTTCGCAAGACCTTGGATGACCTGGAATCCAAACTGCCACCTCTGGTGAGCGGCATGGACCCACAAGACATCCAAGCAATCATTACGGACTACAATAAGTCAATCAGGCAGACTCTCAGAAAAGCTCATGGATAAGCTAGTAAATCAATGCGTTCAGGAGGCATTTATTGAGAGAGATGGTGACAGCATTGCAGACTGGGCTTTGCACAATGTCTCTCTGCGTGAATCACCCTATGGTGGACAGTTTCAAGCCAGTGAAACTCCATGGTTAATTGAGCCACTTAGAGCCCATGCAGACCCAGCATGTCAGACTGTAGTGCTCAACTGTGCTGCTCAAACAGGAAAAACAGTGAGCATGTCAGTGGCTACTGCCTGGAGTCTCTCCCAGGCACCCAGTCCTCACATGACAGTCTTTCAGGATGAGAGCTCAGTGAGAGACTATTCAAAGGAGAGGCTCACACCCTTGCTTGAGTCATGTGAAGCACTGAAAGGACAATGGCCCAAGGACAGGCACCGCAAGACCATTCAAGAGGTCTTTTTCCACTCATGCACACTCAAGCTGGGACCAGCCAACAATAGCTTTCTGCGCTCTTGGAGTATCCGCTTCCTCTATTGTGATGAAGTCAGTGCATGGCGGCCTGGTATGCTTGCCAGGGCAAAGGCAAGAACCACCAGATATTGGAATAGAAAGCACTGGTTTTCGAGCACACCTGAACTTGTGGGGGATGACTTCGATGGGGAATACAAATCAGGCACCTGTGAAATCTGGAACTTGAAGTGCCAGGGTTGTGGCAAGTTGTTTGCACCTTCATTTCATGACACCATACGCTGGAAGAGCAATGAGACCACAAAGCCTGGAGGAGTGTGGAACTATGAGGAAGTAGCCAAGACAGTGACCATGGTCTGCACACATTGCGAGCATGAGCACACCAACACAGAGGCTACATGGAGAGGCATGGTGCAAGGTGGTTACGTTGCCACCAATGACAACCCCACACCAAGAGTGAGGAGCTTCAATTTCAATCAGCTCACACTGCCACCCAGCGTCATGCCCTGGTCAGACTTGGTTGTGGAGTTCCTCAAAGCGAAACAGCATGCCTCTGCTGGATACACTCAACCGCTCAGGGAGTTTGTGACCTTGCGACTTGCTGAATCATGGCAGCCCAGCATGCATGTGGAGACGCAGAAAATTGAGGTCTCTGATTCCTACAGACCAGATGACGCATGGGAGGAGGAGCATACCAGATTCATGACAGTAGATTGTCAGCACTACCTGGAAGAGTTCTTCTGTGTTGTCAGGGCATGGTCAAAGGATGGTGCAAGCAGACTGCTCACTTTCAAGCGTGTGTCCTCCTTTGAAGAGGTAGAAGAGCTCAGGACAGAATTCTCAGTAGCACCTCAGAGGACATTTGTGGACGTTGGATACATGCGCTCCAGGGTCTGCTCCTATCTGGGCAAGTATGGCTGGATAGGGCTCAGAGGAGAAGATGTGATTGATTACGCTCACAGTGTAAATGGACACTCTGTAAGGCGTCTATACTCCAAAGCCACCAGGGTCTCATCCACAGGCAGAGTGGCACCTCCTGTTTTTCGTTGGTCCAATCCCAGCACCAAGGACATCCTTGCAGGCATGAAGTCTGGCAGGGCAGCCCAACCCTGGGAGGTCTGCAAGCTACCTGATGACATCGCTGAGGAGTATGCCAAGCAATTGGACTCTGAACGCAAGAAAGAGGTCATCGACAAACATGGCAGAACACATCTGCGCTGGGTCTCCTTCAGGGGCAACCATGGATGGGACTGTGAGTGCATGCAGGTAGTGGCTGCCTCCATTGCCAAGCTCCTGACTTCTCACTAAGAGGCTGATACTCCCATGGGGTTTGCGGACCCGTGGGAGGCATCAACTCAGAATTCATACCTCCACACCTCCGCTTTTCCGCTTCCTAATATTCCTAATATTCCTGCCCTCCCATAACTGCTAGGTGAAACACTTTGCAGAACCTTATTATATGGGAGATTTGCGTCCGTTCCTCAGATTGCAAAGTGACACGTGGCTCAACACGCTAAAACAACGTGTTGCGGATGCTGTGCTTTCTGGTGCAGTCACCACCTCTTTCACCAACGCTTCACAGTCTGGAAGCAGGGAGCAAGTGCTTCCTACTGCAGAACTCTCTGCACAGTTGACAGATGTGCTCTTTGAAAAGGGCCTTGTTACTGGCACTAAACCCTCCCGCATGACCTTTGCCAGGTTCACCCGTTAATATGGAACTTTATGACCAACACGGCAGGGTGATGGACCTGCAAAAGCCCAAAAAGAAAGCCTACCTGGGCAACTACTACAGAGGCACTGAGCAATCCAGATACCGCTCATATTCTCCACATGTAGCCAACGATGCAGCAAATAACCTGACACGCAGTGAACGCAAGTCATTGATGGGGCATGCCAGACACCTGCACTCCAATAATGGACTAGTCAGAGGCTCAGTGGCAGACCTGACACGTTATAGCATAGGCAGTGGTTTGAGACCTCAATCACTTTCTGAGCAAGCCAAGGAGTATGAGGCTTACTGGCAGGAGTGGAGCAAGGTCTGTGATACTTCAAACCAGTTCTCCTTTGAACAGTTGCAACAGGTAGTTTCCAAACGGATGGACATTGATGGTGACATTGGAGTCATCCTGGTGGGCAGTGGTTCTACATTTCCACAACTGCAATTAGTAGAGAGCCACCGCATTGAGAGTGAGGAATACAACCGCAATGAGCATGACGGTGTGAGGGTCAACGCAGCAGGCAGACCCGTAGCCTATGAGGTCAAGGATGGGGATGCCTACAGGAGCATCTCTGCTAACAATTTCGTTTTACTTCACGACACAGACAGGGTTTCACAGCTCAGGGGCATGACTGCCCTGGTCCATGCCATTGCTCACTTGCGTGACATGGATGACCTCCTTGACTATGAAAAGATAGGGACCAAGACCCAGTCCAGCATTGGACTAGCTATCACTACCGCAGGGGGACTTGCAGATGATGGAACTGCTTTAATAGAAGACGGTTACACAAGCGCAGACACAGGGGACATCCCTTGGCAATCCATGGAACCAGGGATGATTCCGAGATTGAAAAGTGGAGAAAGCATAGAGGCTTTTGCAGGAAACAGACCCAGCCCCACTTTTGTTGGATTCATTGAGCACCTAATCAGAGAAACTGCTGTGGGGCTTGGACTCCCTATGGAATTCGTCTGGGACACAAGCAAAGGAACTGGTGCAAGTTCAAGGTTTGTTCTCGAGAAAGCACAACGCAGATTTGAAGAGAGGCAGGCGCTGATTGCTAACAAACTTTGCAACAGAATCTACACCTGGGTGATTGCTCGAGGTATCAAGCGTGGAGACTTGCCAAGCAGTGACAACTGGTGGAAAGCACGTTGGATGGGTCCCAAGAAAATCACCGTGGATTTGGGCAGAGAGAGCAAAGCAAATCATGACTCACTAAAGCTGGGCTTGAGAACCATGGCTCAGGATGTGGGTGAGCTCGGCTATGACTGGCAAGAGGTCAGGACGCAGGTAGAGACAGAAGCAGTGGACCTGCTGGAACGAGCGCAGAAACTCTCAGAGCAGTATGACATCAGTATGCAGACTGCCATGCACCTCTTAAGCCAACGAACACCCAACCCGATTTTCGATGAAAGCACAACTCAACCAT